AGCATTTTATCGGCTCGCTCACGGCTGACAGGTGGGTCGGTGATTTTGACCTTGCTGCCGTCCTCGTAAACGGTGCTGCCATGACCGACCGTCGCAACCTTGCCGATGTCGTGGTAAGGCTTGGCGCGGTATCCCTCCTCTGACTTGATACCAAAGATGGCGATGACCGACGCACTAAGGATGGCGATGGGGACTTTGTGATTAATCTTCATAACAGTTTCCTTTCTTTATTTTTTCTTTTCGCATTTCGTGTAATTCTTCGGCTCGCCGGTTCTCTTTGTGCCGATAGTAAACATTGACAATGAAGCCCCCGGCGGCGATGGCTAGGCCTGTAATAGCAATCCAATCAATGCCGCCAAACACTCCTGCAATTCCGACACTTGCGCCGCCGTATGTTGCGTTACTGGCGTAGTTTGATGCTTGTGAGGCTGCTTGTACGGACGTTTCCAATTTGTTCATTTTTTGTGCTTTCTATAAATGCCGCCCGACTGAGTCAGGCGGCGTCTTGGTTATTGCAATACTTCAGGTTTAACTTTCTTGACGATTTCAAGGGCGGCGGCTTGCAGTTCAGGTTCGCTCATGCTGCGATTAAAGAATGCCAAATCTTTGCCGATATCTACTGAAGCCATGCCGTTGCCGTTGTACGCCGAGCCGATGGTAATTCGGTCTGCGCCGACGCCGACGTTCATGCTGATAACGTAGGTCTTGTTGAAAGACAGTTCCTCGTTTTTATAAACCTTGCCGTCAACGGTAACGCCGAGAGGACGGGTAATGCGGAATTTGTCCTCTGTGCTGCCTTCGACGAAGACAATCGCCCCATCGACTGCTGTGTTTGTTGCTGATTTAAATGCACCTGCAACAATCGCACCGGTTTTACTACGTCCCCCAAGGTTGATGACCTTGATTGGGAGGAGTATTGTTGTGATTCGCTCCGTCAATGGCATGCTTACCAATCCGTAAGCGCCTGCCGAGCCTCTTGCAAACTTCAGGCGGGCGCGAATAACGCCGCCATCTTTATCAATCAAGCCCGGATAATCTTTTGGCGTTGCTCCTTCCTCGCCCTCGGCTTTGGTAATGCTGAATTGACCGTCTGCACTGCTTACGCTTTCTGCCGTCGCTCCCTCCCAGTTGAGGGTGTAGGTTGCAGCAGGTGCGGTTACGGTTGCGGTCGGTTTGGCGGCTGCGTATGCCTCTTCCCATGTTTTCGGGGTTGCTGATTCTGCTGGCAACTCTTTCGGCGTGGCTGATTCGGCATTGGTGGTCGCGCCATCAAAAGTGATGACTTCTTCTCCCGCCTTGTTGTTGTAAACGTTCACGTTTGCGGCAGGGATGTTTGTCAGGTTTATGAACTTACCTGTAAAGCTGTCTTTTATAGGTCCTGTCCAAGTGTTGTTCATAATCTCAAACTTGGATGTACTGTTTTGAGATTGCGAGGCAAAGCCGAATTGATAACGACGGACGCCAGCATACTGTAATGTGTTGCCGTTGAATTTAATCAGCGGTCGAACATCGGTCTTGAAGAACATGATGTCGTTGTCTGCTTGGTCGGCAGTCTTGCCGAAATTCAACGTGTTGCCACTGACTTCAAATACGCCGCCGATTTCACCGCTTCGATTCGTTTCTTGAATGTAGAACGGCGTTTCAACAACCTGCTCAAGCGTTACTTTGTTGTTCTTAAACACAAAGTCGCCCAATCCGTTATGGCCAGGACCAGCGCCGAAGAAGATGTTATGAACATTCTTACCGTTGATGGTGTTGCCTGAAATTTCGGTATTTAAACGGACATGCGTTGCCTGTTCGTTATTGCGGATTTCAATCACGCGATGGACGCCACGACCGTCCCATTCGATACCGGTAATTTCATTGTTCTTGATACTGATTGATACTTTAGCCGGTTGTTTTCGCCATGCCTGATTTGGCTGCGATTTGTTTTCGATACGAATTGATGTGTATCGGTAGTAGTCACGGTTTCGGTCTTTTTCATATTCCGGGTAGTCGTCATCTTTAGCGAGGCGGAATTTCGGGTCTTGGATGATTTTGTTACCCTCGATTTCAATCTTGCGCTGCGGATAACCACGGCTTTCAATCGCAATACCGAATAATCGGTTTCCCTCAATATGGTTTCCTTTGACGATAAAGTCGTAGGCGTCGTGCGAGTCGATGCCCTTGCGATAGTTGTAAATCGCGCGGTTGTTGCGAATAATCATATTCACATTAACTGAGCCTGCTCCCGAAGCGAAGCCGTAGCCAGTGCCGCCGTCTTTCTCGTGTCCGTTTCGTTCTAATACGTTGTTTTCGATTATGCAGTTGATTTGATTCGCCGCGGAAATACCGGCAACGCGGTTATGGTGGCAGTAACAGTTGACGACACGGTTGTTCATTGAGTGATGTGTCAGGTTGTCAACACTCAACTCACCGCGGAATACCTTGTCATTATCAGTAAATGCCGCCTCGTTACTTGTCAGGTAAATACCCATGCGGTTTGCGCCTGTTGATTCAACGTTCTCAACAAGGCAGCCGCTTGAATTGTTGATATGGATGTTGTTGATTGCGCCGAAATAAGTATTCCCCTCGCGGTAAAATTCGCCGGTGTATTCGATTTTGAAGTCTTTCAAAACCTTGTCTTTCACGCCGTTAATCAAAATACCGCCGAACCAACGGGCGTCGGTTTTGTTGGTGTCAGGGTCCCAGTCAATCTCCTGACCCCAGCCGTATTTCAGGACGGTTTTGTCACGACCTGCGCCTTTAATGCCTTTGACGTTCGGGAAGTTCTGCTTCGTGATTTTGATTTGGAATGGTAGTTCGTAAATACCCTCTTCCAGTTCCACCATTGCGCTGTTCTTCTCGGCTTCTTCCAGCTTAATCAAAAGCTGAACGGTATTACGGAATTTCCCCGTCATGCCGATAGTCGCGTTATCGAAATTGCCACCCGTCATCTTCAGCTTTTCTTGGATGGCTTTGATTTGTTCGGACATGATCGCCATGCCCTTTTCGTAGTTGGTATTGCCGACTAGATTTATGCTCATGGTTGTTTAACTCCTAGATATTTTCTAAGTTCGTTTAAAAAATTCTCACTGACGCCGTCTTGCTTGCTGTCTTGGTGTGTGTATGGTTTGCCGAAGTAATTACTTAGCTGCGCCAAAAAGTTCTCGCTGACTCCGCTTTCGTCGGGCAGTTTTGAATAGGCGGAATAGCCAAAATAAAGCTGCATATCTCGCAAGAAACGCTCACTTACGCCGCTTTCATCGGGGATGTTTGAATACCCGCCGTCCTGCGTGATTGCGCCAAGCTGGGCATATAGGTCGGCGATTGACAGGCTTGTCCGCCCTGATTCGTTGAAAACGTATTCTTCAATCTGCCGCGCCTTTTCTTTCACTTCCGCCGACCGTTCGCTAAAGGCGGTATTCAGGTTGTCAACGGACAATCGGAATCGGTCGGACTGGTCGGCAAACTCTTTCTTGCTTTCGCCCAGTGTTTTGTTGAACTCCTCGACCGTACCGTTAAATGTTCCGACCTGTTTCTCATACCCGCGCACGTCTTGCTGGAATTGCTCCACCTGCTGCGGGTAGTCGTTGTTGACTATTCGTGTGCCGTCCGCGCTCCATGAAAGCCCTGATTTCGGTTCGGGATTGGGGATGGCTAGGTTGAGTTCTTTGTCGGACGTTATGGGTTGGTGCAATGTCCGACGCAATCGGTCGAGAATTTGCAGGGATAAAATCAATTGTCGGTCTAAACTGCCGTTCAATACCTGCGGATAAAACCCGCCCTGATTGGTAAACGTGGTCGGCTGCGTGTAAGCCAGTCCGCTGACAATAATCATTCTGCTGCCTGTTGGAAGCGGATTTTTCAGCGTGACTGTGCCGCCTGCGTTGTTCTCTTGGTCGGGGTTTTTGGTTACTTCGTACTCTTCGCCAAAGGCAAGCTTCATCTCGTCGGGCGTATCGGCTCTTGCTATGTAAACCAATACGTCGGACGGTTGGAAAATCTTGAAATTGAACGGGTAAGTACGTTCTGAACCATTGCCGGTAAAGAATCCAGTTTTGACGCTTTGAGAATGGATTGCCATAAAAAAAGCCTCTTTTGGAAATACCTAATGATATTTCTCAAAGAGGCTGTTATATGCAGGACTGATTAATTGCCTTGATGGCCCATCAGTAACGCTGCCGGATTGTCGGTCTCGTCATCTTGCAAGGCTTCTGCTCCTTTGATGGTTCGGTTGATTTGCGCGGACGGCAAGCCGAAAGCGTCGCCAAGCAAATTGATACTTGCACGAACAAAAGCATGGTCTATGTCGCCTTGTGCTGCTTGCTGGGTGAACTTGTATGTGTCGTCGATTGGGCGTAAGCCTGACGGTCCTGCGTAGCCATAGAAGCGGTCGCCCGTAATGATGTTTGCTAGTTGCGCCATCTCTCGCCCACCAACGAATAAACCAAGCAGGAAACTGATTTGCTCTTTTGCCAGTTTCTTCGCCAAGTCCTCGTCATCGTCGCCAGGTATCAATGCGGATTTCATCAGGGCGGTAAGTGCGGTTGGTACGACGTAAATCATCATCAAATCCGCCGCCAGTTTGGCTTTGCTTTTTTGCGTTTTAGCCTCGACAAATCCCTGATTCAAAGCAGTGTTCATGTAGGCGTAAAACACGGTAAACAGTTTCTGCGTGTTGCTTCCGCGTTCAAATTCCGAAAGGTCTTTGATTTGCCCGCCGCCCTGTGTGTCCAGGACGGTTTGGTCAGCAAGTTTGATGGCGGTGTCTAGGTCTTTGCCGTTATCCATGGCTTTTGCAAGTGCGCCGTGCCAAATGGCGGTATCGACGACCTGCTGCATTTTCATCATCAGCCAGTAAGAATACTTGTTCAAGAATTTACGGATTTTGCCCGCGCCGTTGATGGTTGCCGCCACTTCACGGATTTCCCGCAATCGGGTGTTGCCACGGTTGCGCATAAACTCCGACTGTTCCATCGCCGATTGCGTCGCTTTGATGGGATTGGTCGTGTATTGCGACAAACCTGCCCACGCATATTTCCCACCAAGGCGGGCAACGGCAGGAATGAAGCCGGTAACCTGAACGGCTGCGGAAACGATGTTGAAGCCCAAGCCGGTCATGCTGACGTTTTGGCGCAGTATGCCCGTCCATTTATCACTGCCTTTTACAGGTGCGGAATTGCCGCGCGCAATATCTTCAAGGGCGGCGTTTAATTGCCGTTTCGCCTGTGCGCCCAGCGTTTCGCGTATTGCCTTGTCAATGCTGCTTGATTTCAACAGGCGCGCAGCGTCGATGACGGCTTCGCGGTGCGTGATGTCGTGGATGATTTCGTTCAGCCCGTTGTATGTCACGGACAAATCCAATAATAACGGGCGATTCTTCACGGCTTCCGCACGGTCTTTCGTGAAGTTATGGCGCGTGTTTGCCGCCATCTTCGCCGCGCTCTTGATGTCCTCGATGTCAGCAAGGGCGTTACCGCTCTCTGCTGCCTGTGTGCTGGCGGGGTCGTATTTGGCTGGGTAATACCCGCCGCGCAATGTCAGCATCTCGCCGTCTGCGGTGCGGACGGTCAACGGCTTGGCTTCCACCCATTGCGGCTCAATGCCGACCACCTTTCTTTCCAGTTCGGCAATTTGTGGGCGGTAGCTCTCGAACATATCCCAAACTTTTTGAACAGCTTCCCATTCTTCTTTCGTCAGGTCTTGCACCGCGCCTAATACATGGTCGATTTTCCAGTCGCGCATATTGCCATGTCCGCCGCTTAATAAGCGTTGAATGTTCCCGTCATTACCCATATTCAGGGCGATTGCGAACAGTTGGTGGCGGTTCAATCTTCCTAAACCGATATATTCTTTTCCTTTGCTCCAATACTCTTTAAAGCCAAGTTTGTCATTCAGCGGTTTCAAGATTTCTTCGAGTTTTTCTGCCGCCTCCGCCGTCATGATTGCCTCCCGGTCGGCTGCCTCGTTGATTGGGCGGATGAAGTAATTCCAAAACGCGCCGGCGTCTTTGCCGCCGTCCAAGATTCGGGCGATGGATGAAATTTTGATATGCCCCCACATGAAACCGCTGAAGCCGTCTTCTACACGTTCGATGTTGTTCGCCGCTGTCGATGTGCGCTTGTCGTGGTCGCGTGCGTTGTCGCGGATTGATTCGACAATTTTGTCGCGGATTTCCTGATAGGTGCGCTTATCGCGGGCGGTCAGCATTTTATTTTTTAGGCGGCCTAAATGCTCAATGCCTTTTACGGTGTCCACCAATACGCGCATTTCTTCTACGGTCATTTCCCGATAATTGCGCTTCGCCTGAATCTCGGCGATATACTCGGCGTCGATATTGTGCGCCCGCCCTTGCTCTTCCATCTTTTTGACGAACTGGAGCAGGGAAGTGCGTTTGTCCAAGTCTTTCAGGCTTGGCGCGTTGCTCAATTCCACCGATTCCAATAACGCTTCGATTTGCTCGCGGTACTCAATATCAATGGATTTGACGACGCGGTTAAATTTGCTCAAGTATTTGCGTGCCGATTTCATTTCTTCACGCGCTTTCAGTACCTCACGCGCCATTGAATTTTGCAGCAGTTGATTGCGTTTCTGCGTGGCGGCGGTCGGAATATCGACTTTACGGAATGCTTCCATACTTGCTTTGGCGGCTTTGGCTTCGGCGCGGGTATAAACCGACGGGCGCAAATCACGGACTTTGATTTGCTCCACTTTTTCTTTTGCGTAAACAGATGCGGCTTTGCGAATCAGCGAGGCGGCACCTGTGGCTTTTGATAACGCTTTAAATTCGGAAGCGATGATGCGCTGACGGATTTCGCTGTGCGCGGCAAGGTCGGCGGCTTCTTCAAAGTCTGCCTGCGTCGGCACTTCGCCTTTTTCTGCGAGAACGTTCAGGTATGCGGTCTCTTCGATTGCCTCTTGTGGTGGCTGGGCTTCGGTCAGGGCGCGGATTAAATCTTCACCGCCTGAGAATACCGGCTCGCCGTCTTCGTTCAAAATAAGGTCTGATACAAGGTCGGGGTGCATTCCGCCGTTTTTGCGCGTCATGTCAAAATCAATCAAGCGTTCAAGCGTCTGCCCGTCCACGCCCATTGCGACAAGGCTGTCATGGTCAAAGCGGACGGCGGTCAGGGCGTATGGATTGGCTACATGGTCGCCCGCCTTTTGCTCGTGCGGAACATAGGCGGAACTGTAACGCTTGGTACCACGCATTTCATCGAAGAAGCGTTCTTCAAAGTCGCGCGGGTCTGCCTTACCTGTATCATCAACGGGCAAGTATCCCTCCTCAGTCAAAGCTTCAATCATGCCGTCGATGCTACGACCGTTTGTTTTGCGCAAAACGGGGTATCCGATATGGACGGCGGGGATATTGTCTTTCGGGTCTAATCCGAATTGGCTAATCATTTCGTCTTTATTCACGCCGCCAAGTTTGGCTATGGCTTCAAACAGGCTGTCATGCGCTGCGTCCACCTGTTTGCTGAATTTCGGTTTGCCGTTCCCGATGCGGTTTTCTTCGGTCATGCGGGCAGTCAGAAGCTGCCATGCCCGATATACAGGCTGGCTCATAATGCTGCCGCGTGCCGCCATTTCCGCGCGCTGGAAGTCTGCTTTGTACTGCTTACGCATCTCGCGGATTTTTCGCGCACGAAGATTGCGGATAAACGCCATGTCGCGTAACGCGCGTGCGGTCAGGTCGTCTTGCGCTTCTGCTGTTGCGCGTTCAATGTTGTGCCGGTATTGCGCATAATCCGTGTCGTCCATGCCCGCCTGTGCCGCATCTTCAAACATCGGGGTCATGCCGTTAATGTATTGGGTTTGCTGAATCTGCTCGTCGCTGGCGAACATTCGGTCAAACACGCTGCGGACTTCATCGGTCAATTCTACGTTCAGGTTTTTCAGGGATTGATACACCTGCTCCAACCATGAACGGAAACGGCGGAATACCCCGCGCAATTCTTCGCTTGGTGCTTTGCCCTCATACAGGTAGGCTTCAAAACCGCGCGCCCATTTTTCGTGGTTCTCGCGCTGCTCGTTCAGGCTCATTGCGTCCCATGCGGCAAGGTCTTTCACGCCGAACCAATCTAAGGTCGTCTGAACGTCGGACAGGAATTGTCGTTCCTGCTCGGTCAGGTTTTCGGTAGGCTTGGCGGTCAGGTCGCGGGCGATACGGGTATTTGTTTCAAGGAAGAAATGCCCAAGCTCGTGAACGAATGTAGAAGCGTCGGCGTTTTTCAACAGGGCAATCAGGTTATGTTCACGGTTGAACATCCCACGGTCTGCGCCGCCTTGGAACAGTATGTCTTGATTGGCGTCAGTGTCTTGGGTAAAATTGTTTAATACATCAGGCGCTCCCACTTCCAAACGATGACGTGTAGTTTGGTCGTGCGTAGGTACTTTGGAATCGTTACTCTTCCCTGTATCGCCGCCTTGATGTAATTCAAAAGCATTCATCAGCCAGCCGTTAGAACCTTTGTTTCTTACAAGGGTTGCGCGGTAGCCGTTATGTTCTATGAACATACTTTCAGATTTCCCATTGCTGTAAATCCTGCTGCTGCCGCCTTTGGCGATTGTTTCGGTTATCTGCATGGTCAGCATTTCTGCTACATCTTGATAACTCATTTCATCTTTACGCATACGGCTTTCAATAATATGCGCTAAACCCATCGCTCCTTTTGTTTTGCCGTTAGCTTTTAAAACGCCCTCGCTGCCCCAAACAAAATCAATCCAGCCTGTATCACTTCGATACATTGCGCGTTTTTGGTCTGCTTTCTCAATAAGGGCTTTATTCATTGCGTCTCGCCCGCGTTGCAGATTAGCTTCAGTGCTTTTCATTGCCGATGCCGATTGATTCAATACGCCGTCGTCAATCAGGTTTTCTCCGACCACGTTCAAGCCGCCGTATGCCGCGTCAAAATCACGGATTCCCATATTCAGACGACCTGCAAGGGCTTCAACGGCACGGGCGTACAGCGTCGCATTGGCTTCAGCCTGTGCGCTATCCATGACTCCTGTTGCGGCAAGTTGTGCCTTTGTTTCTTCTTTGAATGCTTCAAATTCCGCCACACGCCGGGCTTGCTCCTCTTGAGCCTGCTCTTCTTGATGGCGCGCCAAATCAGCCTGATAGGCTTCATCCATCATAGCATCAAACCCTGCTTTGCGGATTTCTTCGGCTTCTGCTGCGGTCATGGAATCGGGCGTTTCCATTACGATTTCCGCCAGTGCGTTTTGGTCTTCCTGCGTCAAGCGGGCGTGAAAATCCCCGCGCGTCATTTCTACCATGCCGCCCGTTTCCGCCGCCTCTTGGATTTTTGCTGCCATGTCGGGCATGGCTTGGGCAACAGCGGCAGCGCGTCCCGACTGCATCAATGCGCCGCCGTCGAAGTATATTTTCTGATTGTCGGCGTAAACATCATTCACATAGGAAGCCTGAACGTCGGGGGCGCGTTTTGTCAGGCGGGAATTGGTAACAGCTTGCGCCTGTTCTTTCAGACGCGCGCGCGCCTGCTCTGCCGCTTGAACTTGAGCGGCTCGCTCCTCTACTTTGGCGCGTGCTGATTTGTAATTACTCCGCGCCTCAAATGCGCCTGTCGGAAGTTCCGCGAACGCCTCCATGATGATATCGCCCGGCTTGTATTCCCCGGTCAGTGCTTGTGCTGTTGCTTCGCCTGCTGCGCCGCCGCCCGCCTGAATGCCCGCTTCGCCTGCGGTTCGCGCCGCCGCACTTAGTTTTCCTGTCGCGCCGCCAAGCAGGCGACCTGCTACACCAGCGGTTGCTGCGTCAAACAGCCCGATAGCTATGCCGCGTTTCCACGCCTTTTTCTTCGCTTCTTCCATCCAATCCTGACGTGTCAGGGCGTATGCGTACTTTTGCGTTTCGGTCATGCCGCCTAATTCTTGCGCGTGTTCATTCAGCATTTCTTCCATCGTCGCGGCATATTCCTGCGCGCCTGACGAGGCACCGACCGTTCCGATGGTGGCGATTCCGCCCGTTGATAAACCTGCCGCCAAGCCTAAGGCATTCTGCCCCAGCGATTCCGCCGACGTATTGAGTAACAAGGTTGGATTTTTGACAAGGTAGCGCGCGGCGCCTGCCAACGTTTTCTGTTCGGCAAGGCCGCGTTGCTGGTTCTGAAGTGTCGCGTCAGGCGCATATCGGTCGATATCTCGCTGTAATTTCGCTTGGGAATGGGCGATATCCAATTCGCGGTTGTAATACACGCCATTTGCTTTTGCTGCTGCTTCGCGTTGGCGGTTAAGTCCAAATACGTCCGAGCGCATGAACATACCGTTAAAGTTCTTTTCGGCAGTCAGCCAGCCGCGTTTCAGGGATTTGCCGATATCTGTGAAAAATCCATCTTCGGGCGCGGCGCGTAATACGCCTGCTTTGCGCTCGATTTCTGAAAGTTCGCCGATGTCGTCGTGTGACAGGTCAGAAAATTTCTGATCTGAAAGACGTTGCGGAAGAATGGAAAGCCCGCCGACTTGCGCTTCGATTTCGTTCAACTTCATGCGGGTATTGGCTGTCTGCGGCATTTCCTTTACCACTCCAACAGGCACTTTCAGTTTTGCCGCCTTACGGTTGATTTCGGCTACTTCATCAGGATTTACGCCAAAGCTGGCAAGTAGCGCAGCGCGTCGTTTTTGAATGTCGTTTGTATCTGCCATAATTAATATCTCACGGAAATTGTTTTGTCGTCGGGGGAAATTTCCAAAATTGATTTCTTGGTATCACTAAACCACCCGCGTTCTGTTACAACGGTGGCGGCGGCAAGTTTGCGAATGGTCGCTACTTTTTCATCCTCACTCATTTCCCTACCAATCCGTTTTTCTTCCGCCTCAATAGCGCGGTCGCTGTTGTATCGGATAATGGCAATTTGTCGTTTCTGTTCATTTGACTTACCTGTCTTATCGGGGTCAATATCAAACTCTTGGCGCAATGTTTCATTGAATCGCAGGTTTGATAATTTGGCGTGTTGAATACCCTTCTTCTCGATACTTTGTTTCTTCCTTAAGAGTGATTCTGTCCACGACCTGCCCAATTTAGGACGAAGCGCGATAATGCTGTCTTCGCTCATTTTGCTTAATACGTCTGGGTTCTGCATTATCAGGTAGTCGTCAACGTACCTGTCCTGCAATTCTTTCTCATTGCTGGTTTTGATGGATTGCCCAAATGCTGTGAATTTCCGTCTTTCTTCGGGGGTAAGGGCTGCCCACGCACTGCGCGGAACGGACTGAACATTCCCGCCGTTGGTTTCGATAATTCCCGCAATGGCGTTGTCGCGTTGGTTTTTTCGCTGCTCTTCAGCTTCCTTATAAGCAGAGATTTGACGGTTGATATTCGCGCGGACGCTCGCCTGCTGATTCTTCGGAAGTTGGCGGATTGCCTTTTCCATCGCCACGGGGTCGGCTGTTGGAATGCTGACGTAACTTGTGCCGCTGCCGCCCTTTCCGACTTTCATGGCGCGCGCCGCCCAGTCCAAAACCTGCTGCGCCGTCTTACCCGATAAAACCTTTTGGTTCGCGTTGATGGATTGCGCCGAAATGAAAGACGATACGGGTTGATTCGGGTCGGCTCGCAACAGCTTCGGTCCTTCGCCGCTGCCTAGAAAGTGCATGACGTAGAGATTTCGAATATTGACAGGGAATCCGTGTTTTTTGAGCAGGGCGGCGTTTTCTTCAACGTAGCGGGTTGTCATCTCGCGCGATAATTCGCTATTGGTTTTCAGTGCGAGAATCTGCGCATTGGTTTTGCCTTTGGCAATATCGGGGCGGTGTTTTTTAACCATGTAAAGCCAAGTTGAATCAATGAACTGTCCAAGCCCCTCCGCTGAACTTTTTTTGTTCTTTGCCGTTGTTTTACCGCCTGATTCCGCCCCGATGATTCGGTTTACTGCATCTTGAACTGGATTACCTGTCTGCGCCTGAGCGGAATTGATATTGACGGGGATGCGGATTGTGTCGCCGGGCTTGAAGTTGGCGGTGGCGTCCTCGATGATTTGGTCTTGGTATGCCTGCTCGATTTTTTGGCGCGCTTTGACAACGGTTTCGCCGTGGGCAAATGCGCCGTATTGGATGGCAAGGCGGCGGGCTTCGGCGTAGTCGCCTTTGTCGATTTTGTCGTCGATTACCTGGCTGATTGCCTTATCCGAAGCGTCCATGACTTTCTTTTGCATGGTTTCGCTATCCCAGCCATACAGGTCTTGAAGTCCTTTTGCTGCCGAGATGGCGCGGTCGATGGCTGCGTCCCGTTCTTCGTCCGTGGTGGAAAGTGAAAACGAATTGGCGGCTAATTCGATTTGCGTGTTGAGCGATGTGTCTTTCCATTTCCGCCCCTCCGTCAGCAAATGTTCGCCGGTTTTATTGCGCAAGGTTTGTCGGATGCCATCAAGGCGCTGGGTAAACAATGCTTTTTGCACGTCGTTTTTCAGCGTGTCTTTAATCGCGTTGGCGTGTTCCATCAAGTAGCCGTCGTATTCATCGACCAATGATTGACCGTTCGGGCGGTTTAGTGCGTTCTCGCCGCGCAAATTTTCATAGCCGTTATTGGGATTGACGCGCAAATCTTGCTCGAATGCCTTTACTTGCGCCAAGGCGTTATCGGTCGCAAGTTCATTCATTTCAGCAAGCATTTTCATCTGCGCGTTTACAACCTCTTGCCCCGCTGAAAATGCCTGATTGCCTGCGCGCGTTACCTCTACGCCAACATCGGGAAGATTTGGCGCGGCAAAGTTTGCTGACGGCGCATTTGCTACGCCGACGCTAAATTCGTTTGATGTCGGTACTCTCATTATTTCCACCCGTTATTCATGGCGTATAACCCGTAAATCGGGTCGTCGGTTTTCTGTTTGCTTTGGAACGCACCCTGTTTTTTCAGGGTGTACCAGTTTTGCGCAACCTGACTGGCTCCTGTGAGCATGGTGTTATGCGTTGCAAGCAGCGGCGAAATCCCTGCTTTCTGCGCCCGTGCAAATAGGGCTTGGTTTTGGTTTTGAACGCCCTGTAAGCGGTATCCCCACGCCTCGGCGACTGCGTTTTGTTCGATTTGGTCCTTATCGACCTCTTTCATAAATTCAGTATCTGCCAAAAGCTCCACGGCGTTTTCGCTGGATAAGTCCACGCCATTTGCAGCCAGTGCTACACGTTGGGAACTTTTCAGACGACCTGATTTGATTCCAAGTGCGGCTATCTGTTTATCTCGTTGCAAGAAAACGTTTTGCGCTTGTCGTTCGCTGTTTTTGGCATTCATTTCAGCCATGAATGCTTGTAGTTCCGCATTTCTTCGGATAGAGCGGGCGGAATAAAACGCGCCTGCAACTTGACCGATTACGCCGATTCCCTGCGTGGCAAGTCCTGCATAGTCGCCGAATTTATTCCAATCAATAGAAGAAGAACTCATGATTAAACCTCCTGAATTTAGGAATTTAACCATGAGTTCTTTGTTTTATATGCAGGCTTCAACCGACCGAAAACTCGGCGGATACCGACAGAACGGTTATCGGCAATGGGTTTCCCTGCTTGACTTGCATTAATCCGTCATCGTCCCATTGCCCGCCGATGTTGATTTCAATTATGCCGGTCTTCGGGCGGGTCGGATGGCTGAATACCTCTGTCGTCCGTTGCTTGTATTCATACATCTTGCCGCCGTAAATACCCGCAAGAACCGCAACAGATTCATACACCCGCAACCAAACCTTGTTCAGGCTCTTTGTGCGCCCCTGCCCCATTGCCGCATCAACCTGAAAGGCAAGCGGAAGAGTGGTTATAGATGCTTCTATCGGTAAGCCGACGCTGATAACTGACGCTTCGATTCCGTCCGGTAAATGAATCGTGCCGTTTGATACGACTGTTTTCGGCATGACGTTTCCGTCGGCTAGAACACAAACCGTCTTACCCTCCAAAAGCCCAAGATTGCTTACTGTGCTTATGGGATTCCCGCGATAAGTCAAACCGCCGTCCATGAAGAAGTAGTCTTTCGGGGAAGTGAATTTTCTCGGCTTCATACGCTCGACGTATCGTAAATCTCTGCCGTTTACATGGCGGCGGACAATGGCATAAAGCACATCATCTTCGCCCTCTGTGACTGACGTTACACTTTCAAAATGACCGTCTGTGTCGTGCTTGTGCCATGCGCCGATACTTTGTTCGGGCAGGTATGTCAGACCCAAAAGCGTCCCGTCTGACGACACACACCACACAACCGGGAACGGCGATTTTTGCAGGCACATATCGAGGATTTTTTTATTGTCGAACAGGTGGCTTGAGCGTATCGATATATCGCCCGTGATGTATCCGTTCGCCTGCCAGTTGTAGGCAAGTTCCCGAATATGACCGCCGCGCGCCGCCGCATAAATCAGTGAGTTATTGGCGATGACGGGTTGAACCATAGATGACCCAATGTACGACTGTGGAGATACCGAGATTGACGTAGGTGTCAGGTAGTCAGTGTTCAAGGTGTTTACGTTCCATTCCGCGCTGCCCGTCATCAAAATCATTTTGTTCAGCGGGATAATATGCTGAATCATGCTTGCCTCACGCGAAGCCAGCTTGAAAGAGATTCGGTCGTCGTCCTTTATTGGCAAGGAATAGCTTAGGTTGCTTTCTGTCCCTGTCTTCGTCATCCATACTTGCAGCGGTTTTTCTCTGGTGCCGGCAAATACGCGCCGTTGCTGGAAGTATGAAACAGCAGACGGGAAAGAAGACTGGGTTATAACGGCTCGCTCAAATTCAATGTTCTGTGAGATGCTTTCGCCTTTCAGAATCATGCTTGGCTTTTTGTAACCATAACCGCGAGACGTTATTAATACATCCACCATTTGCCCATCTCTTATAATCGGATTCGCTGCCGCGCCTGCTCCGCTCCCCTCCTCATCTCCGATCAGGATTGAGAAGTTTTGAGACAGATTCCATTTAATTGCAGCATGGTTAACATTTCTTGTGTATTCCTCCCAATCGTCAGCGGTGCCTGCTTTTTTCTTGTAAACCTTTAGCCTAGGATTGGTGTATCCACTACCTGAACTTAGAACTTCCACGCTCTTTAATTTATAACCCAGAAACGCCAACGACAAAACGGCGCCACTTCCCGTCTTGTCTTCAAGCTCGATTTTATAAGTGACGGTTCCTACTACATTGTCGATGTAGGTGTTAAACGGCGTTCCGGTAAATACTTCTTTGCCGCCAGCATTTGAAAACAAGGTTGTATAACTGCCCTCACTCTCGATTGTCGGTGCAACAATTTTTCCGTAATTTGGGATTGTGATCGGCTTCACGCCAACAAACGAATCTATCCCGCCTTGCAGGAAGATGTTGTCGTAAATCGGCGGGGTTGCCGATGTGTCTGCCGCAATATTGTCGTCAATGAAATGTAACTCGGTCGTCTGACCAATATAGCCAAAAATGCCGCTTGTGCGTTTGTAGATTTTGTAACGTCCAGCCCCCTCTACTGGTTGCCATTCGATACGGTTGTGATTACCTGTGACGTAAACGTTGTTGTTTATCGTGACAATTTCCGAAGTTTCAGACTCGGAATTTAAGCCATCATTACTGACCGCTGTTACGCAATACTGGGTGTTGTAATAGACTTTGTTCGGGTTGCCTGCATCTCCGCCTTTGTGTGCTTGACCCGTTACTCCTTTGGGTGATCCGATTGCCGCGCCGAAAGTGATGGGCTTAAATTCCCATTGCTTTGCAGACAGGCGGCGTAGTTCGCATGGATAATGGTTACGATGAACAAGCGTCATCACGTCGCCTGATTGGACGTAATGCACGTCAAAAATCTCATTTTCATTGTATGGGCTGGAAATTTCGTAGGGCTGTCCTTCGTCATTCAACAACGTCGCCCCGTTGGTGTGGAAGCGGAAGTACCCCACGCCCATTTCTATTGCAAAGGATTGGTCGTTTGAAAACTGAAATGGAATCAGGCGTGCTTTGGAATAATCGTTACGCGCAACATTCACAAACTCAAAGCCCGCCCGATTCTCTGCCGAACCATCGGGGCGAATAACAAAGTTCCGACACTCTGAAAGCCCGTTCCGATAATACGGGTCTTCGATACGCCCAAACATATTTGGCGAAACTTCGCCGCCGATAAATGACTGTTGTAGAAGACGTGTATTTGCCATTACTGCCTCGCTAATATTGCTGCTGGTGTAAATTGGATTTGCTGTGAGAATTGCCGCGCGTCGTTATTTTTCGCCTGCGCAATCAGGCTTTGCACTTGTGATTCACACATGGCCGCATACTGCGCGCCGGTATCGCTTTTGATGATTGCGCCTGCCAACATTGCCGCCAGTTTCCACGATAGGGCAACTGTAAATGCAGGCGTGAAAAGATGGGAATTTTGCACGCGCTGTGTGTACCGAATGTGCGCATTATTTGTGTTTGCCCAAATAATTCTATGCCCGTCTGCGGTCGTCTCGCGGGCGTGATTGATAGACAGGCAATCAACATCATTGGCTGCCGATTCGGGGAATATACTTATAATTTGCAGGCATTCCGTTGGAACCGCATAGCAGAACCGCCATTGCTTTGAATTATGTTTCAAAGCGGCGAGTGGTTCACGCCTCAATGCAAAATCCCATGCGTGAGCCTCTAGCAAGGTGTCGCGCGCCATCGGATAGAATCGGGCGCAATACTCCGCCTCGATTGAGTTTTCGGGAGGGTCTATGCTTGATACGTCTGCTGCTTGCCCGATATGGCTTAATGCCAAATTGCAAATATCGATTACTGAAGACATTTTTTCATCCATTAAAAAAGGGCGGTTTCCCGCCCTTGTTCCGTTTCTTTATGCTTCGTCGCTGGATTCCAACAAGGCTTTCAGGGCGGATTCGCCTGTGTTGCCATGATAGTCAATACCACGTTCATCTAAGAGTGCTTGAAGCTCCTCTTTTGTCAGATTGTCGTATTTACCGCCTGTTGGCTCTTGAATCTGCTGTTGCTGCTCTTCTTGTCCGAGAGGGCTAAACCATGATGCAGTCAGACCATCTTCTACTTCAAAAGTGTCGCCCTCTTCGCGGATTTGGCCGTAAAAGCCTCGTTTAATGGCTACTACTTTCATTGTTTTCCGCTCCATACTTTACGAGATTCGGGCATCGGCTCGTTGTTTTGCAAGCCGCTGACGATTGCCGCGTTGATTTTGCCTGCTGTCATTGAGCCTGTGACGGCGTAATAGGCGCGGATATATCGGCGGTGTTTTACCGGTAAAGGCAAGACGTATTGCGCGCCCGCTTTCAGGTCGGCTGCCGCAATGGTTACGCCGGTAATGACGTTCGTGAAGTTCGTGTTGTTTTCAGAATCTTGCAGGGCGATAGTCAACGAACCGCCCGTAAATGCTTCCGGAACGGTAAACACGGCGTACAACGGAGACGGACCGTTGCCAAGATTCGGGTTTTTCAAACCAAAATCAACAACGTTGGTCGAGGCGGCAGACGTGGTTACGGCTTGTTTGATGGACAGTTCCAATAAAGAATCAATAATCATTTGTTGCTCCTTATTTCACGCGGGCTTCAGTGGACAACAGGGAGTCGGTAACGCGGACCGGTACGCCCTCGCCGTCGCCGAAGTGAGTTACCAACTTGCCGCCAACTTCGCGCTGGGTAATGGTGTGGTTTGCGCTTGCTGCAATTTGAGCGCGCAACATACGACGCAATGTGCGGTTCATGTAGAACGCAGGACGGCCTTTCAGGTTCGGAACAAGCTCCAAAGCGTCAACCATCAACTCGGGCAGGTTAGGGCCGGTTTTCAGCGTCTTATCCAGTTTTTTTACGTCGATGTTGGCAATGCGTACAACATAACGCCAGTCGCGGACGCACAAACCATTTTCCCAAACGTATTTGCTTTCGTGGGCTTCGTAGCGGTTGCCTTCGTCGTCATTGACGGTAACGATACCCATGTCTTTCTTTTGCAAGCCTGCTTTTGAGCCTTTCGGGTAAATGCAATGGACGGTATCAACACCCCATACAACCAGCCAAATAGAGGCGTTGTCTGCGCCCTCGCCGCCGGCATCGATGATGTTGCGGCCATTTTCGGCAGACTTGTTTGAGAAGCGCGGCGCAAAACCCATGAAACGTTCAGGATTGATGTTGCCGTCTTCATACCACAATGTATCAGCCATTTTTTGGCCCATTGATTCGATGAACGGGGCTTCTTCGGACATCAGCCATTGGGCAGAATTGCCATTCAGATTGAGTAATTTTTCATCGACCAAAGCGCGCGCGCCCAGTTCGCCCATCGAATCTTTTACAGAAACGACGGTTGATTTGCTGTTCGGAATACCTTTGTACAGGCGACGCCATGCGGTATCGGGCAAGCCGCCACGAACGGTAGTAGTATGCTCGGTAACGCCGTTGGCTTCTACGACGACCATATCTTCCAGTTCGTCATGCTTCTCAGAGAGAATCTCAACGATGTTGTGGATGATTTTGCCGTCTTGACCCAAGCGGGCGGTAACGTCTGCGAGTGTAGGATGGCGTGAGTTCAAAGTTGCCATGTTTTAACTTCCTTTCTTATGGATTAAGATTTTTGGTGTTTGGGAAAAGTGCGCGGGCGTCGCTGTTTTGCGGCGCGCCTGTTGCCGATACGAAACCATCTTCGGAGATGGCTTTGCCGACACGGTAGAACAGGCGGATAACTTCGGGGTTGTTCCCTAGTCGGCTTTCGTTCAGCAATGTTTTCAGTTCAGGTGTAGCGAACTTTTCCATTGCCTTTGCAGCGACCGCCATGTTTTCATTCAGTTTGTCGCCGCCAAATTCAGCGTCTGCGCGTGAAGCTGCCTCCCATTCTGCGCTTGCTTTTTCAACGGCTTTGATTTGTTGTTGCGCCAAATGCGGGGCAATTTTGCCCAAGATGATGTCAGCCTTTTCTTGAGACAATCCCGCCTCTGTGGCGGC